ACGACGAGAACGAGCGAAAGCAGCGACCGAAGGACCGTGGGCCATCGATCACGACGGCGAGGACTGGTGGCTCCTCGGCGGCGGTGTGGAGCGAAGCGCCGAGGAGTACGGCATCGCCAGCAGTTTCGAGCTCAACCGTCACGCCGAGGCCGACATCCGGTTCATCGCTGCCGAGTCTCCCGATGCTGTCCTCCGTCAGTGCGCCCGAGACCTGCGGGTCCTCGAACGGCACGAGCCGGATGTCGAGGGCTTGTGCTGGCACTCCGGTGGCGTGATCGAGTTCTGGCCGTGTGACGAGGTCCGTGACTTGGCCGAGGCGTACGGGCTTGCCGCCGGGCTTGGGGTAGAGGCTGAAGGGAACCAACCATGAGCGCGGCAGCTGAGTGGGCCAAGATCCTCGGCTGGGCTGCACTGATCTGCTACCTCGCGTATGGCGCGGTCCAGATCTACCGCGCCGGCCGGAAGGCAAGGGCCAAGGTGGCGGCCGCATACGAGGCCAAGGGCTACGCGCGGGCGGTCGCGAACCTGCGCGACAACAACCGCCTCAGGGAGTGGATCCTCAACCGCCTCGCGGCCGCCATCGACCGGCCCTGGCCGGAGAACGAGTACCCACCTAGCGCCGAGTACGCCGACTACCTCGAAGCCGTGGCTACTCAGACACCAGGAGAGACCCATGCGCGGTAAACCACTGACCGAGGTCGAGTGGGACGACCGGATGGTCGCCTATGACTTCCCGCTGCGCCCGGATCTCTTGGCGCGCATTGTCCTGCCCTTCCGGTTGACCGAACGGGACGCGAAGCGCGTCGAAGCATTCGTGGCAGCGCTCGCGATCGATGACATCCCGGCGACACCAGGAGAGACCCCGTGACCGACCTACGTGATCGATTGGTCTGGATGAAACTGGCTGGCGCCAAAGTCGATGGCGGCTACCGGTTCCGCACCAACGAAGGAGCGGCGGACGCGGCCGAAGCTATCGTCGCGGACTGGCTCCGATCCGAGGCCGAGGAGCCGGCCAAGATCACTGGGGAGTCTCCATGAGTACCGACCTGAGCGCCGAAGGAATCGCCACCGGCCGTCCGGGTGCACTGTGGGCGATCACGTCCGGCGCGTACAGCGACTGGAACGTGAATGCCTGTGGATAACCTGTGGATAGGGAGGTGAAGAACATGAGCGAGCCCGTGAGCACTGAGAACGTCGAGGTCGTCGAGGAGACCGAAGAGGTCGAGACCGCCGACGCCGAGGTCGAGTAGCCTCCCCCTGGCCGGCGCAGCCCCCTGCGTCCCGGCCCACAGCACCGCCGAGATGTTCCGGTACTCCCATGCCGGCCTCGGCGGTGCTGTCGTGTTCAGACGATCTCCGTCTACGATGGGCGCAACGGCGAGATCACGGGGGTGAGCGATGCCGCAGAGCCTGCGCCTGCCGGGTCTCGCTGCCACGCCCATGCGCGCCGTGGACACCGGCACGATCGTCGCCGCCGCCCAGGCCTACACGCCCAGCGAGTGGCGCAACGCCCAGGTGTTCGGCGGAAACAACCCCTGGGAGAACGAGGCCTGGGGGTTCTGGGACACCCTCGGCGAGTTCTACCAGGCCGTGGACTGGCAGAGCCGGGCCATGTCGCGGATCCGGCTCGGCGCGGCCGAGGTGGTGCCCGGCGGGGATGAGCCGGAGATGCTCACCGAGGGCCCGGCCGCCGACCTCATGGACGCGTTCTGCGGCGGCACGCCGGGCCACTCCGCGTTCCTGCGGGCCATCTCGCCGCAGCTGCTTGTGCCCGGCCAGGGCTGGCTGATCGCCGAGCGCGAGGACGAGCGTCAGCCGCTGGCGACCGCCGACTGGGGCGTGTACTCCATGGACTGCGTGCAGGGCATGGGCGGCACGTTCCAGGTGCGGGTCGGCCCGGGCGCGTGGCGCTACCTGGCCCCGGACAACCTGCCGATGCGCATCTACAACCCGCATCCGCGCTGGCCGTGGCTGGCCACCAGCTCCGCGCAGGCCGCCCTGCCGATCATGCGCCGCATCCACCTGATCGACTCGCGCATCGTCGCCATGATGGTCAGCCGGCTGGCCATGAACGGGCTCCTGCTCATCCCGCAGGAAGGCACGTTCGCCGTCCCGCCGCAATACAAGGACGCGCCGGATCCGTTCGTCGCCATGCTCATCGACATCGCGTCGAAGAACATCGCCAACCCCGGGCAGGCCTCCGCCGGCATCCCCATCCCGGTTCGCTTCACCGAGACATTGATCGACAAGTGGAAGTTGCTCAAGCAGGACGACCCGCTTGACGAGTGGCTGCTCAAGGAGCGCATCGACGAGCTCGGTCGGCTCGGTGACACGCTGGGCATCGCCCGCGAGCGGGTGTCCGGCGGCATGGGCCAGCAGAACCACTGGAACGCGTGGCAGGTCTCCGAGGAAGAGGTCAACCTCGCGTTCTCGCCGCTGGCCGAGGTGATCTGCGGGGCGGTGACCAAGGCCTTCCTGGCACCGATGCTGCGCATGACCGGTCAGAGCCTGCTCGGGCCGCGGGGCGGCAAGCTGATCGCCTGGTACGACGTCAGCGAGCTGGCGGCGCGGCCGGACAACTCGGCCAACATCCGCCAGGCCTACGTGGACGGCGTGGTCAACGAGGACGCCTACCGCCGCGAGATCGGCGCCGGGGAGGCCGACGCGCCCAGCGAAGAGGACACCGCGACCTGGGCGTATAAGCGCATGGTCGCCGCCGGCACCGCGGACGCCGCGGCGGGCCTGGCGGGCTTGCAGGGCGAGGCGCCACCTGCACCGACTCCGGCGGCCGGGGCCGCGCTGGTGCCAGCTGCATCTGGCCCGGCGACGAGTGAAGTGCTTGCTCCGGCCCCTGCCGCCGGCCTTCCGCCCACCAGGGCCACGCCGCCGCCGGCCCCCACCGGCCCGCCGGCCATGGCCGCGTCCGCCGCCCCGCGCCCACCCCGGCGGTACAACGGCGCCCACGTCGCCAAGCGGTAGGCCGCGGTGCGGCGCGTCACCGGGCTGCCCGACGACCAGGTGGTGGCCTGGGAATCCAAGTTCGAAGCTCAGGTGGTCGCCTCGTTGCAGGCGGTCATGGACAAGATCGCGTCCCGCATCGAGAAGATCCAGGTAGCCTCGGGATTGTCCACTGTGGAGCGTGTAGAGCGGGTAGTCACCGGACGTACCCTGTTGGGGCATAACGATAGTTGCTCTCCGGATAGACCACAGTGGACACTCGTGGCCGTGGCCACGACCGGGCCAACCGGGGATGACGACCCGCCGCCGATGACCGGCGAGCTGGCCATCCCGGAGCCGACGCCACTGCCCGCCGTGCTGCCGGAGACCCCGGGCCTGCCGCCCGGCCAGCCCTACATCTCCCCTGACGACCTGGCCTCGATCGCGCCGCTGTGGCAGCAGGCGGTCGCCGAGCAGGTGCTGCCGCTGGTCGCCCAGGTGTTCATCGACTCGGCCGGCCACGTCCGATCCCAGTTCCTCGAGGCGGTGGCGCCCGGCGTGCAGCTCGGCCTGCCCGGCCTGGGGTCGGTGGCCGCCGAGGCGTACCTGGCCCAGGCCCGCAATACCTACGAGCAGGTCGGTGACCACCTCTGGGCGACCGCCCGCGCGCAGCTCTCCGAGGGCTTTGACGCCGGGGAGTCCATCCCGCAGCTGGCCGCGCGGCTGCGCCAGAGCGCCGGCCTGTCGGCGCGGACCGCGGTGATGGTGGCCCGCACGTCAGTGATCGAGGCCAGCAACGCCGGGTCGATGGCCATGGCCCGGGTGTCCGGTATTACCGGAATGCGTAAGTCGTGGCAGGCTACGAACGATCGCCGGACTCGGCCTGCGCACCTCGACGCCGAGGCCCGCTACGAGGCCGATCCGATTCCACTCAACGAGCCGTTCATTGTCGGCGGCTACCCGGCAGACTACCCGGCCGCGGACACCCTGCCGCCTTCGATGAGGTATCGGTGTCGTTGCACAACCTTGTACCTTATGCCCGACCAGCAGCCCGCCGCCCAGCCCCAGTTGCCCGGCACGTCGGCGCCACCGGCCATCACACGTACGAAGGATCTCGAACCCGGCGAAGAGGGTCCGCTGACGGTTCTCTACCCCAAGACGCCGGGCGAGCCCGGGTTCGACCTGGCCGACTTCCCGGAGCCACCGCCGGTCAAGGTCCGGTCCTCGCTACTGCGGGCCCGGACCGACCGGGAGCTGATCGCGGCCTGGCAGGGCGAGATGCGGGCCATCACCGGCCGCGACATCATCGTGCAGTTGCCGCCGGACGCGTCGGTGCTGACGATGCGCGAGCACGCCGAGGGCGTCCTGCAGATGCTTGAGCGCTTTCCTGAGGCGCGGCTGCGCAAGATTTCCTGGTATGACCAGGGCAGCCCCGAGTACGCCCACGTCAAGACCGGCACGGCGACGCTGGAGTTCAACGCCCGCTGGGCCAGCACCGCCCAGCGCCGCGCCTACCTGGCCCAGCTGCGCCACGACGTGTCGGGCTGGGACGACGCGGCCGGGCCGGGGTACGGCTGGTCGGTGCGGGGCGGCCGGATGCCGCAGGCCACCTCGTGGCACGAGATGGCGCACATCCTGTCGATCGAGACGCTGGGCGGCAAGCTCAAGGCCGAGGCCATGCGGATCACGCTGCGCCGGCAGGTCGCCGACGCCCTGCCCGACATGGAGTCGATCGTCCGGCGCGACGTGTCCGGGTACGCGACGAAGAACATGGAGGAGCTGATCGCCGAGGCCGTGACCGACGTCATGGCCAACGGTCCGCGGGCCTCCCTGCTCAGCCGCGAGCTCTACGACATGGTGGCCCGCGAGTACCGGGCCAAGGGCTTCGCCGTCCGGACCGTCGACATCCCGGAGGGTGAGGCCGGCTTCGAGTCCTTCACTCGCATCCCCGAGGGCGAGGTCTTCCCGAAGGCGCCCGCGCCCAGGCAGAGGCGTGTGCCCGTCGCGGTCGGCAGGGACCTGACGGATGATCACGACCTGGCCGTGCGGTCCGAACGTGAGGCCGAGCGCGAACGGGCGCTGCCGACCGACGCCATGGGTCGCACGCAACTCCCCGAGGGCTACCAGGGGGACTACGCCTTTCAGGAGTTGGCCAAGGCGCAGGGGTTCAACGGCCTGCCGCGCATCGTGGCTGACGACGGGCAGTGGCAGGCGCTGCTCGATGCCGACTATGTACCGCTCTATCGCGGACACGGGTGGGCCGGTGGCGATGGGGTTGGCCAGGTCGACGCGTTCAACTACGGCGAACGGTACGTCGGCGGCGGCTTCGCGCCGGGCAACAATATGTCGACTCGCTATGAGACCGCGCTGCACTACGCGGATGGCCACAGTGCGGCGGTCGGCCACTACGCATTGCCGACCAATGCGAGAGTGATCAGTTACCCCGATCTGGTTGCCGAGCGTGACGCCTACATCGCACGACTCCCCGCGGGCGGGGCCGGCGACGTGGAGCGGTCGCTGTACCTGACCGCCGACGAGAACCTCGGTCTCGGTCGGTTCGGGGTGGTCCGGGGGTATGACGCGATGGTCGTCCCACGCGGCGAGTCGTTGCTCACCGATCGGGTCGAAGAGTGGGTGATCTTCAACCGGACCAAGTTGGTTGCCTACGACGACAGCGCGAAGGGCGTCTCGGCAGCCCGTGCTGGCGGCAAGGTCACTCCGGCGAAGATGACCGCCACCGAACGTGCCCGACGCGAGAAGGATGCCGCGATCGTCAGCGCGCGTCAGGTTGGCCACCTGACGCGCGAGCTTGACCAGATGATTGCCGAAGGCGGCGAGGAGGCATTCCGGTCTGGCGCCCTGTTTCGGCGCATTCAGGCCAAGGGCTCCGAGCTCGGAACGCCTCCCGCCATCATGCGCGAGTTCATCGCGGCGGCCCGGCCGAGCGAGAAGGGTTCCAGTCTCGCCGGCCTACGGGCGGCGATGGAGCGCGCCAACGCACAGGCCGGCGTCACGCGCATTGGCACTCCGGGCGAGGTGTGGCGTTTCGACGGGCGCCGCGATGACCCGACGGGCGCCGTCCGCGACATCGCTGAAGGCACTCCGGTCGTAGTGCTGCGTCCCGGCTCACTGATTGAGTACAAGGGCAAGCTACTTCAGGTCGCCCCGCCGCGCGTTCGCCCCGCCACTCCGAGCGAGATTGTCGCCGCCGAGCGTGCGACTCCGCCACCTCCCGTCGCCGCGGTTGCTCCGACTTCGGCCCGCCTGGCCACCATGAAGATCGGCGAGCTGCGGGCGCTGGCCAAGGAGCGCGGCATCACCGTGCCAGCCGGCACGCGCAAGGCCGACCTGGTCCGCACGCTCGACGAGGCGCCCGCACCGGCCCCCGCGCCCGCCCCGCTGGACGTCTCCGCCGCGGCTCAGGGCGGGGCGGCGCTGCGGGCGTCGCAGAGCGTTCAGCGGGTCATTCTTCAGGCCGCGAACAAGCGCGGCCCCGACGGCATCCGGGCCCGCGAGATCCAGCGTTTCGAGAACGCCATGTACGACCGCGAGACCGGGTACGCCGGCTCTGGGTTCTTCCGGGTCAACCGCGGGTTGCAGGAAGCTGGCGACGGGCCGGTCCCCGCCGAGTTCGCTGAGCAGATCGCCGACGTCGACCGGGTCATCAGGCTCGGGTCGCTGACCGATGACGCTGTGCTGTACCGCGGACTGTCCGCGCCGGAGCGCTTCCTCGGTCGGCCACTGCGTCCTGGCGACGAGTTCACCGAGCACGGCTACAGCTCCACCTCGGTCGACGAGGTCCACGCCACCGACTTCGCCCGAGGCCGCTCCGCCATGGATCGCCCGGGCGAGCGCCCGGAGAATCCGACCGTCCTGCGCCTGGTCGCGCCGAGGGGACAGTCGGCCGTTCAGATCTCAGATCTGACCTTCCCCGGCGTCGGCGAGGTGCTTCTACCGCGCGGCCTGTCCTACCGGGTCCTCGCCGACCGCGGCGTCGTGGACGGCGTCCGTCAACTCGACGTCGAGCTCATTCCGAAGGCGCGCCGGACGATCCCGGACGTCGCCGGACAGATCCGGGCGCCCGCCCCGGTCGGTAGCGCTGCCCTACCCGCGCGGGTGGTGGCGGCCCGGGCCGAGTTGGCGCGGATCGTCGAGGGCCCGGTGGTGCGTGAGCCGTACTCGGTCGGCGGGGCGTCGGCGAAGAATCGGCGCACCGGGTACGCGGGTGGCGACGTCATCGAGAAGGACTACACCCGCGGCACGAAGGCGGCCGGCGTGCGTGACGCCGACGCCGAGGAGCTCGGCGCGCTGGTCATGGACGCGCTCGACGTGCCTACCCAGACCGTCCTGCGCGCCGGCCCGCAGCGCGTCCTCGTCTCGGTGCTGGAGGGCGAGCACCCCGGAGACATCGGCTCACTGGCCCCCGGTGCGGCGCGGCGCGAGTTGGCCGACACCGACGGCGGGCGGCTGCTCGGGCTGGGCGACGTGCTCATCGGCAACTCGGACCGACGCCGCAACTGGGTACGGCTACCCGATGGTCGGCCGGCCTCCTACGATCTGGGTGGCGCGTTCCGGGCGCCGAAGCTGGCCGCCGCAGCCGACCCGGAGGGGCTGTTCGCCCACCACTTCGCCACGACGGCCGGGAAGGCCTGGGCGCCCAACGACATGGCCCCGGCTGATCTGGCGCTGATCCGGACGCGCCTCGAAGCGCTTCGGCCGGAGTTCGAGCGGCTCAAGCGCGGGACCTGGTTCAATCAGATGATGGCCCGCCTGGCCGAGATCGAGAAGCGGGCCACCGGCACGCGGTCGCGGCTGGGCGAGTCCGCTACCGAGGCACTGAGTGGCGAGTCTCGCGCGGTGACGCGGCAGGCGGTCATCGACGAGCGCCGTGCCGTGGCCGACTCGCTGGGCGAGGTGCGCGAGTTGCTGGCCAACGGGGCGAGCGAGCGGGCACTGGCGTCGCGGGCGCGACTGATCGCGGGGCGGACGACCGGGGCGGCCTCGAAGGATCTGGCCGGCGTGGTGCGGGCCATGGAGTCCGGCGACGCCGACCGCATCCGGGTGGCGCTGGGTGACGTGGCGCAGCGGCGCGGCCTGACCGAGGTGGGCCCGGGCGGCGACGTCGTGCCGTTCGACCCGAAGATCCACGAGCTGGTGGGCGGGGCGCGCCGGCCGCCGGCCGGCACTTTCGTGCAGGTCCAGCGGCCCGGCTACTCGGTACGCCTGGATGACGGCGAGGTCGTCCAGCTGTCCAAGGCCAAGGTCGACACGCTCACCGTCGAGGAGATCGCGGAGCGCACCGCGGTCCAGGAGCGCAAGGCGCTGCGCGAGGCGGCCCGCGAGCGCAACCGCGTCATCGAGGCTCAGCGCGGCACAGCACGTCTGCTGGCCGAGGTCGACGAGCTGGCGGCCAAGGGCGCCAGCAAGACGGCCATCCGCGAGCGCCTCGATCCTGCCCTGCGCGAAGCCGGGCAGGCCTACGCCGGGGCCGACGCGGCCGTCGTCGACACGATCTCGGCCGCCCTGGACTCCGGCGACACGGCCAAGATCCGGGCCTCGGTGACCCGCGCCAGCACCAAGGCGAAGATCAAGCCAATCGGGCGGGCCGGCGCGAAGACCACCTTCGACCCGGACACCATGGAAGGCGTCGGCGGCATCGACATCGCCCCCGGCGCCAAGGTCACCGTCGTGCGCCGCGGCTCCACCGTGCCGGGCCTCACCGACCCCCTCGCCAAGGCTCAGGTGACGCCGGTCGCCAAGCTCGCGCCGAAACCGCGGAGAATGACCGCAGCCCAGTTCGACCGCAAGCTGGCGGCGGCCCGATCGGGCCGCGAGGCTCTCGACTCGGCTCCCATCGACGCCGCAAGGGGCAGCCGCGGAGAAAATCCCCCACCGATCCCGGGGGTGACGGAGGCGCAGCAGCGGGCACTTATCTCCTACCGGGGCCACGGTTTCGGGCCGATCAATGACGACCTTCGCGGTCTTAGCCCGGACGAGATCGACAAGAAGTGGCACGGCTTCGTCACTCGACAACAGATCGAGGATTCCCGGGCCGACGTGGTCAGCATCGACGAGATATTCGATCATTCGCGGCTGGTCGATGACGTCGTGCTCTGGCGCGGGAGCGGAACGGGGCGCTCCATCCTGGGCGATCCCGCGACGTGGGGTGACGACCTGAGCGGTTTCACGTGGCGTGACGAGGCCTACCTGTCTGCGACCGCGAGCGAGGCCGTCGCCGCCGACTTCATCCGTGGCCTACCTGGTCAATCACGACTCATGCTGCGACTGCTGGTACCTAAGGGGTCCAAGGCGATCAAACTCTCCGACCTCGGCCAACGCGGGGGGGATGAGGCCGAAATGCTGCTCGGTAGAGGCGCGACGTTCCGGGTGGTCCGCGACCGGGGCTGGAGTTCGATCACGTCGCCGATGGGCGTGACGATGCCCCGCGTGCGCACTCTGGACGTCGAGGTCGTCGTCCCCGACGAGACGCCGCCGTTGCCGTGGGATGTCGCCAAGTGACGTATCATCAGGTTCATGACGGCACCTGATCGGCAACGCGTCACCCAGGAGAGCGAAGTCCTGCGCGACGCGGCCGCCCAGCGCCTCGGCGAGGCAGGGCCGGTTGTCGTGCTCCGCCGCTCCGACGAGCAGGTCGAGCGCGAGGTCGAGGAGATCGTCGCGCTCGAAGAGGCACCGCGATGAGTGCTCGCAGCCAGGCTCAGTGCGTGCCGTCCTGCGCCCGCTACCGCTCCCCGTTCTCGCCCGAGGGGATGGCCGCCGGGCGCGAGGAGCCGTTCTGCGCGGCCTTCCCGGACGGTATCCCGGCCGACATCTGGGGCAACGAGTTCGATCATCGCCAGCCCCACGACGGTGACCACGGGCTGCGGTGGGAGAGCAATCAGGGGGCGGCCTTCCCCACCTACGCGTTCGCTCCTGGCATACTCGGCCAGGTGAGCGATGGGGAGTCTCTGACGGCGGCGGCGGACGTGCACGACGGGGCGATGGTCGCGCTGGTGCCGTCGCCGGACGATCTTGAGCGGCTTGCCGTAGCAGGCGGCGAGCCGCTCGACCAGCTCCACCTGACCCTGGTCTACCTCGGCGACGCGGTGGAGCTCGACGAGGCGACGTGGGCGCAACTGCTCGCCTGGGGCGAGGAGATGGCCGCGTCGTGGACCGGTCCGGTCGAGGGCGACGCGTTCGCCCCGGCCCTGTTCAACCCGACCGGCGACGAGCCGTGCGTGGTCATGCTGGTGTCCGGCGCCGACCTGGCTGAGTTCCATGAGACCGTGCTGGCCGACGTCACCGACCTGGTCAGCCTCCCGGAGCAGCACCAGCCGTGGTACGGCCACGTGACCCAGGCCTACCTGGAACCGGAAAGCATGATGACGGTCAAGCACCTGGCGGCATCGGCTACGTGTACCGGACCGGTCAAGTTTGACCGGTTGCGCCTGGCGATCGGTGGTGAGGTGACCGACCTCCGCATCGGCCCGACACCCAAGGAGACTCCGGCGGTCGAGCCCCCGGAGGCAGCGGTCGAGGAGGCTCCGGTTGAACTCCCCGTGCTCCCGGAGTCCTCGGCCGTCGCCAGCGCGCTCCGCGTTGAGTTCGACGGCTGCCTGCGGTGCTTCGGGCCGGCCCATGACGGGGACTGCCCTCCGGCGCTATGATCACGCCCTAGAACGGGGGTGAGCCATGCAGCCCGACCCGCAGGCCCTGGCCAGTGAGTTCGACCTGCCGACCGTCGACGTAACCCCGGACGCGCCCGAGGGCGACTCGGTGGAGCTGTTCGACGCCCCGGCCATGCTGCCCGGCACGCCCTGCTGGGGGGTGGCCTGCGTCGAAGGCCTGCCCGACGGGTCTGACCCGAAGCGCATGTGGTCGCCCGGCAGCCTCGTCTTCGCGCCCACCCCGTTCCCGTTCAAGAGCCAGTTCCGCGAGGAGGAGGGCCACGAGGGGGCGGTCATCACCGGCCGCGTGGACGCCATCTGGAGAGACGGTGCGCTGATCCGCTGGGTCGGGGTCATGGACTCGGCCGGCGAGCACGGCGCCGAGGCCGAGCGACTCATCGCCGGGGACTTCATGCGCGGCGTCTCGATCAAGGCGGACGATCTCACCGAGACCGACCTGGAGTACGTCTACGCCCCGCCGCCCGACCCGACTCTCGACGTCGAGGTCATGGGTGAGGACGAGCCGGACATGGAGGGCGACGTCGAGGGCGAGGCCGACTTCCACTACCCGGGCAAGCACAACCAGAAGGACCACGGCGGCCAGGGCCCGAAGCGCAAGAGCGTCATCAAGCCGAGAGCGGACAGCCCGGCCGCCCGGCGCATCCGCGAGAGTCACCAGGACCCGCGCACCCGCGCCGCCGTTCAGGGTGCCGTGGTCGCGGACGCGATGCCCCCAGGGATGGCGATGCCGGCCGCGCCGTCGATGGTCATCTACCACCACGGTCGGATCCGGTCGCTGACCATGGTGGCTGAGCCGGCCTGGGTCGAGTGCACCGTCTCGCTCGGACCGTCCCCATTCAGCCCGCCGGTGATCGCCGAGACGTCACCGCTGGCCGAGGTCGAGGCCATGGCCGGCGAGATGGTGCCGATGCCGGCGCCGATCGTGGCGGCCGGGTTCTCCATCGACATCCCCGAGCTCTGGCCGGAGTGGTGGTTCGACGAGCCGAGCGCGGCCGAGATGGCGATGGTGTCTTCGGGGGCCATCCAGATCACGCCGGAAGGCCGGGTCTGGGGACTGCTGGCGCCGGCCGGCGTCGACCACCGCGGGTTCCGGGGCAGCGCACGCAGCGTCCAGGTGCCGCGCGGCATCGACTACTCGGAGTGGCAGAACAAGGCGTGCATCGTGGCCGGCGGCGACGGTGGTGTCTACAAGATCAACGCGGGTACGGTGACGTTCGGGTGCGGGCACGCCAGCCCCGCCGATCCCCGCCGTGCCGACCCGGCCTGGGCCTCGGCGCACTACGACAACTCGTGCTCGGTGGCCATGCGGGCCCGGGCGGGGGAGAATCGGTACGGCACCTGGTTCGCCGGGGGCCTGGCCCACGGGCTCACCGCGTCCAGCTTCGAGCAGATCATGGGCTGCGCGCTGTCCGGCGACTGGCAGGGCGGCAAGCTCAAGGCGGCCCTGCTCGTGCCGGTGGAAGGCTTCCCGACCGCGGTCACCGCCAGCGTGCGCGAGAAGATGGGCACGCTGGTCGCCTCGTCCGTCCCGATCCACTTCCAGGAGCCCGAGCCGGACCACTCGATGGACTGGGCGTTCGTGCTGGTCGCCAGCGCCCGCTTCGACGAGTTGGCCGACGAGCGGTTCGACGAGATCGCACGCGAGAGGGGGTGAGCCCGATGGCATGTGGATGCGGCCAGGTACCCGTCACTCCTCCACCTCCGCCCGATCCGGTAGTGACCGGCATCGAAGGCGAGACCGGCGCCGCGCAGTAGTGCGGCCTGACCTCGTAGCCAATTTCGATCACGACCGTCTACGATGACGGCAACGCGCGCGAACCTCGGATGCAGCTGAGGAGACCGACGAAAGTCTCCATCTGCATCCGAGGGGCATCCATGCCGAAGAACTCCGCCACGGGCACCGGCGACCAGGGTGCCTCTTTCACGCTTCCCGACGACCTCGACACCCTGACCGCCGAGCAGCTCGGCGAGCACCTCGAAACCGTCAACACCCACCTGGACGGCCTGCTCGCCAAGCGCGACCCGGCCAGCCTGCCGGCCCTGGGCGAGCTGCGCACCGCGCGGCAGGCCATCAAGGCCCAGCAGGAGAAGGTCGCGGCCAAGCAGGCCGAGGTCGACGCCCAGTTCGACGAGATCGCGGCCGAGATGGCCGACCCGCCCGCCGAGGGCGACGGCGGCGAGGTACTCGAAGGCGAGGTCGTCGACCCGGTGCCCGCGCAGGCGGCCGCGCCGGCACCGGCCCCGCAACTCGTCACGGCCTCCGGCCGCACGCAGGGCGGCGCCGTCACCGCGCCGCGCGAACTCGGCGGCCTGGCCAGCCACGCCCGGCTCAACCCGAGCCTGTCCGGCGCACGGGCGCTCGCCCCGGCGCAGGAAGCCCCGGCCCCCCAGATGACCATCACGGCCGCCGCGCGGTCCGGGGCGGCCAAGCTGGACATGGGCGACCAGATCGCCTCCCTGCGTCAGCTCGGCGACCTCGCCGAGGACCGGGCCCGCAACCTGGCCGACCAGGGTGGCTTCGCGCAGTCGTCCCCGGGCGGCACCGCGTTCCGGCACCAGGCGCGCAGGCACACCGACCCGTACGGCGGGTCGATGATCGCCTCGATCCGCCAGCAGTTCGACACCGTGCTGCATGACCGGTCCTCGCAGGAGGCCGTCCAGGCCTACATCGACAAGCTCGGCGCGCAGCGTAGCGCCAGCGCGATGGAGTCCCTGGTCGCGGCCGGCGGCTGGTGCGCCCCGTCGCAGATCCGCTACGACTTCTTCAACATCGCCGCCCAGGAAGGCATGATCGACCTGCCGACCTTCGGCGTCGAGCGCGGCGGCATCAACTTCCCCGTGTCGCCCTCGCTGGCCGACACGTTCAGCCCGGCGCTGCCCTGGTACACCGCGTTCTCCAACGCGACCGTGCCGTGGCTCTGGACCGAGGGCGACGACATCCTCGCCGTCACCGGCTCGCCGACCAAGCCGTGCATCCGGGTGCCCTGCTCGACGATGACCGACCGCCGGCTGGAGTGCTACGGCATCTGCCTCACCGCCGGCAACCTGGCCGACAACGCGTGGCCGGAGTCGACCGCCAACTTCATCAAGCTCCTGATGTCGGCCCACTACCACGCGTCCAACGCCCGCTACATCTCGACGATCGCCTCGTTCGCGACCGCGGTCGCCGGCTGTACCGCGTCGGGCTCGGGGACGGCCGCGCCGATCCTCAACACGGCCGAGCTGTCCGGGTGGGACTACCGGGCCCGCTACGGCATGGGTCGCAGCGACGTCATCGAGTGGGTCCTGCCGGAGTGGGTCCTGGGCGCCGTCCGGGCCGACCTGGGTAAGCGCACCGGCGTCGACTTCATGGACGTCTCCGACGAGATGATCGGGCGCTGGTTCGACGTGCGCAAGATCCGGGCGCAGTTCGTCCAGGACTACCAGGTGCGGGCGGCCGGCCAGCCCGGCGCGGCCACGCCGATCACCACGTACCCGTCCACGGTGCGCGGTCTCATGTACGCCGCCGGCACGGTGGCCCGCGGCAACGGCATGAGCCTGGACCTCGGCGTGGTGCGCGACTCGACGCTCAACGCGACGAACGACTTCACCGCGCTGTGGATGGAGGACTGCCACCTGATCGCCCAGTTCGGACACCAGGTGCGCGAGTACACCATCAACATCTGCCAGGACGGCACCACCGGCGCCGCCGACCTGACCGCCTGCTGCTGATAGCAGTCTGATTCGCCGCGTGGGATCGAACACAGTGCGCAGTAGCAGCGACGAGAGGGGGTGACGCGAGATGGCCGGACCGAAGATGCTCGTGCCACCCCCCTCGTTCGACCCCCGCAACTTCGGGCTGCTGACCACCGTGCAGGCCCGCTACGACGAGCCCGACCAGCACTGGCGCAACGGGGTCATCTGGCAGGACATCTGCGGTCTCGGCGGCAACACCTTCGACCCGTTCTGTCTGACCACCTCGTCCATCCCGGCGTCGGGCGCCCCTCCGGCCGTCAAGGTCGACAACATCGACTGGAACACCTACGGGGCCATCCCGTTCACGGTGTTCGCGAAGGTCGACTGTTCGCCGGTCGGCTACAGCATGGAGCAGCAGCGGGCCCGCGCCGTTGACGCTCTGACCCGCACCGAGGCCTACCAGGTCGAGAACGCGTTCTGGACCGGGACGGCCGGCGGCAGCGCCAACCAGGTGTACCCGCATCTGGCGGCCTCGGCCGCCGTGCAGGACACCACACTGCTGCCGGTGGTCAACCTGCAGTGCGCGGCGACCGCGGTCTCCGGCACCACCATCCTCGACGTCGTCGAGGCGCTCGGCCGCGTCGAGGCCGCCCTGGCCGCCTGCTACCAGGGCAAGGGCGTGATTCACGTCCCGGTCATTCTGGCCACGCAGCTGTTCCAGTGGAACCTGGTCAAGGTCGACGGGGCGCAGCTGCGCACGCAGACCGGCAACCTGGTGGCCATCGGCGGCGGTTACCCCGGGACGTCTCCGACCGGCGTGACCCCCAGCAACGCCGTGTGGATCTACGCTACCGGGCCGATCTTCGCCTACCGGACCGCGCCTGAGACGTTCATGTTCAAGGAGCAGTTCAACCGCACCGACAACACGCTCGAAACCATCGTCGAGCGGACGTACGTGCTCGGGTACAGCTGCTGCTGCCTGCCTGCCACCCCAGTCAGCGTCGGCGGCGACATCACCGGCCAGCCTCTCTCGGCGTTCTAGGAGCAGCCCATGAGCAACGCGTTGATCTGCGCCAGCCCGATCGAGGGCCTGGTCCTGCGGATCACCAAGCTGAACGCCTGCGGTGTGCCGATCACCGGCACCGGCGGCGTCGCGACGCCGGACGCCGGGTCGGCGCAACTCGTCATGGACGGGTTCACCGAGGTCACGCCGTCGCCGCAGTACGACACCGGCGACCGGGTCATCACCCGTAAGGCCAACGGGACACTGTGCCAGAACTTCAAGATCCCGGACCAGTACACCAACGACGAATTGACCATGAACTTCTGCGTCTGGAACCCCGGACTCATCCCGCTGACCATCGCGGGCCGGCTCCTGACCGCCACGCTGTCCCCGACCGGCTCCGGGTTCGCCCGGGGCACGTGGGCGAACATTACGGCCGCCCACTGGTCGCTCGAGGTATGGCAGGCTCCGCCGCAGGCGTGCGACTCGTCCGGCGTGGTCTACTACCCGTACCACGCGTGGCCGCACATCTCGGACGGGAAGATCGGCGACTTCAACATCAACCTGGACGCCAACATCCTGTCGATCATGGGCAACACGTACGACGCCAGCCCGCTGTGGACTGTCGGCAACACCTACCTGGGCGGGACGGGCCAGGTAGTTCTGGGCGACCACCACCTCTACAACCTGACCAACCAGGTCCCGCCACCCAGCGCGTGCTTCATCGCCGACTACCCGTGATCTAGAGTTGTCCTCAGGCCCGGCCAATACCCACGGGGGTGGCCGGGCCTGAGTTCTGAGAGGGGGTCGAGCGTCGATGACCAGCCCCACGCCCACGCGCGGGCCCTGCGAGCCGTGGACTCCGACCTGGTGCTGCAATCTCACCGCCGCGTCCATCCCGCTGACCGGGGCGGCCGTGCAGGCCGCGACCGAGATCCTGTACAACCGCAGCGGCCAGCAGTTCGGCGTCTGCACCTTTACCATCCGGCCCTGTCGCGAGAACTGCTACGACGACGTCTTCTGGGGCTCGTGGGGCGGCGGGGGCTGGGGCTCCGGCGGCTGGTTCGGCGGCGGGACGTGGCCGCAGCCGGCCCTGATCGGCGGCTCCTGGTACAACCTCACATGCGGCGGGTGCGGGGGCTCCTGCTCATGCACGCCGCTGTCGGTGGCGCTCATGCCGTCCCCGGTCGCGTCCATCGTCGAGGTCAAGCTCAACGGCGAGGTGCTGGCTGCATCGGGGTACCGGGTCGACAACTTCCGCGAGCTCGTGCGGCTCGGCGGCTTCACCTGGCCGGTCTGCCAGGACATGACCCTCGCGGACACCGAGGACAACACCTGGTCCGTCACGTTGCAGGTAGGCCAGGCGGTGCCGGCGATCGGCGCCCTCGCCGTCGGCGAGCTCGCCTGCGAGATCATGAAAGCCTGCCTCGGGGAGGCCTGCGCCATCCCGCGCAACGCGTCCACCGTGACCCGGCAGGGCATTACCATCGACTTCCCGTCGATCTACGAGCTGCTGGACCGCAAGCTGCTCGGACTCTACGCGGCCGACCTGTTCGTCTCGACGTACAACCCGCACGGGCTGACCGCGGCGCCCGCGGTCTACGACGTGGACGGCGAGTCCTGGCGTCGGGCTGGGACGTGAGGCCGCGATGAGCAGCATCTTCGCCGGGGTCGCGCCGACCGCCTCGGGCGGCAGTGGCGGGGCGGCCAACGAGGGCATCGACTTCGTGGCCGCACATACCGGCACGATCGACGCCGTGCGGTGGTGGATGGCTCCGGCCGGCGGCCCGGCCTCGGTGACCGCGGTCCTGTACGACACCCAGACGCAGCTGCCGCTGGACTCGGTGACGGTGGCCGGCGCGGGCCTGGTGGCCGGCGCCTGGAACGCCATCCCGCTGACCGCCCCCTACGCGATCACTCCGGGCAAGCTCTACACCGCCTCATGCTTCATCACCGCCGGCAACAACGGCTTCAGCGCCGGCCTGCTCGGCAACCACGTCTTCAACGGGGCCGGCGACCTGACCGGCCTGTTCCGCACCGGTCGCTTCGACAACGGCGCCGTCGCGGCCTTCCCGGGCACGAAGCTGCCTGACGCGTTCGGCGTGGACGTCGAGTTCACCCAGACACCGACCTGCCCCGAGTGCCCGCCCTGCCCGCCGACCACCGGCTTCCTGATCAACCTCACGTCCCCCGGGTTCGTCAACGTGGTGACCGGGGTGGGCCAGTGCGTCGTCGAGGCGCTCGACCAGACACCAGCCGGCGCGCCCTGCCGGCAGTGCCTGCTCCTGCCGACTATGCAGATCCCGTGGGACAACTGCGGGCCCTGCGATGGGACGGAGTGCTCGGGTCAGGTGGCTGTGGCCATCCGCGAGGTGTACGGGTCCGGCCAGTTCCCGACGCCACTCAACGGCGCCTCGTGGCGCAAGTGCAACCACCGCTATGAGGTGGTCCGGGCTGTGGTGTCGGTGACGCGCTGCGTGCCGGCCATGTCCGAGACCGGCCAGCCACCCGACTGCTCGGCCGAGTTGGCCGCCGCGGTGACGCTGGAGAATGACCGGACCGCGGTGCGCCAGGCCATCGCCTGCTGCCTGTCCGCGGCCAACCTGGCCACCCCGTACTGGGTGTCGGAGTGGGTGATCGGCGGCAGCGTCACGGTCGGCGAGTTGGGCGGGTGCGCCGGGGTGGAGACGGAGTTCCTCGTCGGCGTGCAGTCCTGCCTCTGCCCGAACTGAGGAGGTCACGATGGAGAGCGACTGATGGTCCAGGTCCGTTTCACTCACCGGCTGAACATGACCGCCCTCAACCAGCTCCTGACCGGGCCACAGGGCGGGGTGGCCCAGGACATGCTGCGCCGCGGCCTGCTCGTCGAGACCCAGGCCAAGCGCAACATCTCCGGCGTCGGCGGCCCGAAGCGCGTGGACACCGGCCGCCTGCGCGCCTCGATCAACACCCAGCTCGTCGTGCGGCAGGGGCGGCCGATCGCGGTGGTCGGTACCAACGTCTTCTACGCCCGGTGGGTCCACGACGGCACCGGGCTCTACGGGCCGCGCGGGTCCAGAATCAGACCACGCAGCGCCCGCGCGCTCGTCTTCCCGTCGAAGAAGTTCGGCAAGAAGAAGGGCAAGTTCAAGGGCAAGGTGGTCGTCGAGTCGACTCGCGGCATGCCCGGCAACCCGTTCCTGCGCAACGCGCTCAGTGCCGCGCGGGGATGACAACCAGCCGACCGCCTCGGCGTTCGATCTTCTCGGCAAGCTTCGCCTTGCGTCGCTTCCAGCGGTCGTCGTCATCGACATCTTTGAAGAAGAACCAGTTTGCGATCTGGCAGGTGTGAGCGAACGTGTTCCAGCCGATCATCTCGCCGGCCATGACGTGGTTGGTGATGAGCACGGCGACCGCCGGCAGGTAGAACGGGCGCAACTCGGCCCAGAGACCGCGGATCAGCCGGCTGTGGTAGCCGGCACCTTTCAGGGTCGACAGAGCCATTCCGCTCAGGGTCCAGGTTGTCGTAACGGCTGCGGCGAAGGCGATGAGGATGCGCATCGTCACGCCACCGCCCTCAGCTTCGGCCGGCCGAAGCGACGCGGCAGGCTGGCGCGGTACGGCAGGCGTATGACGTTGTCCGGCGTCGTCCACATCGCCCCGCAGCCCGGGACGCTGCAGGCGTGGGTCTTGCCGGGCATGGCGTGGCCTCCACAACGGCAGTCGTGGAGGCGTGAGGCGCAGGGACTTGGGGCGGTCATGTCCCTCATGGTAGACGCCAGACCTAGTGACGTGTCAAGTGGACATACCACGGCAGCCGTTCACGATCTAGACTCCTCGCATGACCACACCCGATGCAGCGGCGTCCGGCACGCCGGACTTCACGATCAAGCGCGAGCCCATCACCTTCACCATCGACGACGACACGTTCAGCGCGCCCGCCCTCACCTCCCCGATCACGCTCAAGAAGCTGGCCGGGGTGGCCGGAAAACTCGGGGACCTCGGGGCGCTGAGCGACCTGGACAGCGTCGCGGCCGCGATCGACGCGCTCGGCGGCATCATGGCCGCGCTCATGCCGGGCGCGTCCGGCGAGCTGTTCAAGGCGCGGCTGGCCTCGGAGGGCGGGGACGGCCAGCCTCCCCCGATCGACCTGTTGCTGCAGGGCCTGCCCGCGTTCTACTACCTGATGGAGCGCAAGGGCCTGCGCCCTACGACGCCGTCCTCGGACTCTTCAGGTGGGCCGACGGACGGGCAGACGAACACCCCGAGCGATGGCACCTCTTCAACGGCTGGTGCATCGCCAACGGACTCGGGCCAGCCTTCGGCCCTGGCCACGGTGGACTTGATCTCCCCGACTGGCTTGATCTGATCCACCACTACCTGCTCCTGCACGCGGAACCGGAGAAGCATGTCGCGATCACCCGAGCCCTGACCGGCGAACTGGGCACCTGGCGCAGGCTCATGCCCCAGGCCGTCCAGGCGCCGCCGTCGAGCCTGCCCCGACTGCCGCCCTGGTCCCGCCTACGCTCCGCCGACATCGAACGCATGAACCGGGCCCGCGCCGCGGCCGCCGCAACGAAGTAAGGCCAGCAAACCGCCACGGGGGTGGCCATGGGTCAGCCGATCGATACCGCTGAAGTCGAGATCGTTCCCGACTTCAGCGACTTCGCGCGCCAGCTCAAGGCCGGCATCGACCGCGCCATGCGCGACGTGCAGACCTCCATCACCCAGGCGTTCGCGCGGGTCGAGGACGCGGCGGGCCGGGCCGGCGCCGACGTGGGCCGCGAGTTCCAGTCCGGCGGCGAGCGCGCCGAGATGGCCTTCCGTGAAATGTCCACTGTGGCCAAGCGCGAGTTCGCCGAGGTGGACGTCGCGGCCGGGGTTTCGGCCGGCGGCCTGTCCAGCAAGTTCGCCGGGGCGCTGGGGCTGGTCAAGGCCGGGCTGATCGGGGTGGGCCTGGCGGCTGGCGCCGGCCTGGCCGCGATGACGGCGTTCGGGCTCAAGTCGGCGGCCAGCCTAGAGCAGAGCACGGTGGCGTTCACGTCACTGCTGCACTCTGCCGAGGAGGCCAAAAGCTTCCTGACCCAGCTGCAGGACTTCAGCGCGGCCACGCCGTTCGAGTTCCAGCAGGTCGTCGGCGCCTCGCAGCGCCTGCTCGTCCTGACCCAGAGCCTCGGCCAGACCAAAGACGCCGTCATCCCGCTGCTGACCACGATCGGCGACCTGGTCAGCGTCACCGGCGGCAGCGCCGAGTCCATCGACAGCGTGGTCCGCGCGCTGTCCCAGATGGCCAGCAAGGGCAAGGTCTCCCAAGAGGAGATCATGCAGTTGGCCGAAGCCCTGCCGGGCTTCAACGCCAACGCGGCCATCGCCGGCCAGCTCGGCCTGTCCGTCTCGGACACCCTGGCCCTGATCACCGCCGGTGGCGTTGATGCCACGACGGGCATCAACGCCCTGGTCGCCGGCATGTCGGCCTTCCCCGGGGCGGCCGGGGCGATGGCGGCCCAGGCCGGGACCCTGACCGGCGTGTTCTCGACCTTCAAGGACACCATCGGCATCGCCCTGACCGGGGCGTTCCAGCCGGTCATTCCGGAGATCAAGTCCGCCCTGTCGGAGTTGACCCCGGTGATCGGGGCGGCCGTCGGGCAGCTGGCACCGAGCCTTGGCGGCGCGCTGTCGGCGATCCTGCCGCTGGTCGGCAAGCTGATCCAGGGCATCGTGCCGATCCTGACCCCGATCCTTGACGCGCTCGGGCCGGTTCTTGACGCGATCGGGCCCGCCCTGGTGCCGCTCGGGGAGGCCATCGGCGAGCTTGTCGTCGCCCTCGCCCCCGTGCTCCCCGTGCTGGCCGAGTTCATCGGGGTGCTGGCGCTGCTGGCCATCCCGGTCATCAAGCAACTGGCCAACGTCCTGGCCCCGCTGACGCCGGTCCTGAACTACATGGCCAAGGCCATCGGCGAGGTCGGCAAGGCCCTCGCCATGATCAACTGGCACGAGGTGGGCCAGGCCATCGTCGGCTGGACCGTCGACGCCTGGAACGCCGTGGTCAAGTTCTTCCACGGCATCGGCGACTTTTTCGACAAGCTGCCGACCTGGGCCACCATGGCCGGGACCGATCTGCGGAACAAACTCCTGTCGTTCCTGGGCGAGGTCGTTGCCTACGTCCAGAGCCTCCCAGGGCGGTTCTTCGACGCCCTGGGCAACGCGATCGGTGGCATGATCCAGGCCGGCAAAGATCTCGTCGGCGGCATCTGGTCCGGCATCCAGAGCATGGGGTCCTGGCTCTGGAACAAGGTCTCCGGCTTCGTCTACGACAACACCATCGGGGCAGCCAAGCGGGTACTGGGCATCCACTCGCCGTCGTCCGTCTTCGCCGACCAGGTGGGCACGCAGATCCCGGCCGGCATCGCCGAGGGCGTCAACGCCGGGATGGCCGACCTGCAGTCTCTGATCAGCCCCATCGTGCCCAGCGGGAGCGGGGCCGCCGCGGCGGGCGGCGGCATCGGGGGCATTACGATCAACGTGAACGTCAATGGGTCGGCCACCGCCGACGACGCCCGGCGCATCGGCGCGGCGGCCGGCGAAGGCGTGCTCGCCGCCCTGCGCCGCCGCAACATCGGACTCGCCGTGAGGACTGCCTGATGGGGAACTACAACCCGCGCCAGCCCTACATCCTCGGCGAGGAGTGGGTCCCGATCCGCGATGAGCGGCTGGTCTACTCACCCAACGTCAACTCCGTCGAGCTCGGCACCGCATTCACCCTGGCCACCGCCCGGCAGGTCCGCACCGCCCGGTTCTACGTCAATACGCTGCAGCCCACCACGCAGGCGTTCCAGACGGCACTGGTCAACATCTACCCCTACGGCCTCGAAGACCAGACTGGCCCGATCCGCGAGGTCATCATCCCGGTGACCTCGGCGCAGACGACCGGCTCGAACATCTCCTTCGCGGGCGGGGCGGCCAGCGGCGAGGCCGCGCTGGCCATCTCCGGCGACGGCACGGCGATCGAGTTCGACTACAACGCCACGGTCGCTCAGGACGCCGCGTTCTGGTTCGGGGTCAGCGCTTACCCCGAACTGGCCAACAAGCGCATTCTCAACGTCTCGCTGGTCTATACCGGTCATATCAACGACCTGGACGCCGCACAACTCGCCACCGCGTTCGTGGATCCCGATCCTGCCACCCTGCTGACCAACCTCAGCCAGCGCAACGACCTCGGCAACGCCCAACAGTTCACCCCGCCCACGTTCTACGCCAATACCGGCGTGCTCACGCTGGCGACCTCGGTAGACAACTCCACCTTGTCGAGCAGCTCGGCCCAGACCATCGAGGCGTTGAGCCTCGGGGACATCAACAGCTACTACGAGACCGCCCCGAGCTCAGGGTCCAGTGGACGCCTGCGCCGGCCGTGGCGTTACGCCGACCTGCTCAAGTTCGAGCAGACCTACGGGTCCGGGCGCCAGCACATCTGGCTGCGCGTCCAGTTGCCGACCACCGCGGTCAGCGTCATCAACCCGGCCTACCCGCAGCTGTGGCTGGACTACCTGGCCATGCGGGTCATCTACTGCGAAGAGAAGCGCGTCGCCTATGGCGCCCAGCGCTTCAGCTACGCCTACGGCGTCAACCAGGTCTCCATGTACGACCTGAACTTCAACGCCGACCCGGTGTTGCCGGCCGGGCAGTACCTGCCCACCCTGTCCTGGGTCAACCCCGGACAGGTCGACTACGGGCAGGCCGCCAACGGCGACTTCCCAGACCTCAACGCCCTGCGCGAGCTGTACCAGATCCCCAGCCACCCCGGCGTGCAGGTCAACGTGCCGTTCCCGCTCGCCGAGCGCCTCGGCGACACGTTCGTGTCCGAGGTCACGCACATCCTGCCGCAGCTCTCTCTGCACGCCAGCGGCGGAACGCTGACCGAGCCGCACGTCTACGGCCGCCAGGTCGCCGCCCAGGTGTACGGCGTCAACGCGGCCACCCAGGAGATCTACGACGACATCTCCGGCGTGGCCGCGTCCTACCCGCAGGTGCGCTACTACGCGCGCCGCTTCGGCGACACGACCATCCCGCTGACGCTGACCGGGGTCGGCGTGCTGGCCGGCTCGACCGCCGCTATCACCGTGGCCGACTTTGACGCCCTCACCGAGATCCTGGACGGCTGGAAAGAGGTCACCCTCCGCTTCGCCACGCCGCCGAGCATGGGCACCGTCGCCGGCAATCCCGGCTGGACCTGGTCGGCCGTAAGCGAGACGTCGGGAAACCGGTGGGAGATCCTCGGCGCCAGCGCGCCCGCGGTGTCCGGCACCCCCGGCAACCGCTACAACCTCGCGCCGCTGGCCGACCGCCTCGGGACGGCCACATACCAGCCGCCGGCCGGCGACACCGTGGAGCTCACCTGGATGCCGCAGGGCATCTCCACCCCCTGGGTCACCGGGGCGGCCGTGGACGCCGGCAGCGATGCCGTGCTCATCTTCAGCCAGGACCCGCCCACGGTCACCGGCCTGGCGCTCTCCCAGCTCACCCAGGCCGTCTCCGGCATCGGCGCGCTGTGCGGCTCCACGCCCTGCTGCATCCCCACCGGCATCGGCTACCACCAGGTGTCCTGGTCGGCCCAGACCGCCCTGCCCGTGTCCGGGTTCGGCGCCTACGAGTTGCAGCGCTGGGACTCCGTCACCGGCGGGGACTTCGCCACGATCATGTTGTCGACCACGGCGTCCGGCACCAGCTTCCGCGACTACGAGGCCCGCGTCGGCGTCACCGCGGTGTACCGGATACGCACGCTCAACGTGCTCAATTTCGCTGGGCTCTGGTCGACCTATGTCTCCGGCGCGCCGCCGGCTCCCGGCGTGACCGGCGGCTGCGGCAGCCAGGACGGCGTGCTGATCTTCACGTCGAACTCGTCGCAGGCCGGCGCCGACAACGCCGCCTACGTCATGCAGTGGGACAACACGCCCAACGAGTCCTTCGACCTGCCCGAGTCCGACATGGTCACCTTCCAGCCCATGTACGGCCGGGACGGCTCGATCGCCTTCCATGGCACCGAGCGCGGCCTCGAAGAGTTCAGCCGCCAGGTTCTGCTGGCGGCCGGCGCGATCGCCCTGCCCAGCCTCGCCGACGCGTCCGACATCCGCGACCTGGCCTGGGCGCAGCTGCCCTACGTCTGCGTGCGCGACGACCGCGGCAACCGCTGGTTCTCCAACGTGCGCGTGAACGGTGTCAACGCGCGCAACAACGCCCAGAACTACACGGCCAGCCTGGCCGTCACCGAGACGACCCGCACCCCGTACCCGGTGCAGCCGTGACCAACCCGCTGGCCACTCCTGGCGTCGGGTCGGCGTGGCCGGGCGGCCGGGCGCTGACGACCCTGCCGGCCAACCCGGCGCTGGACCTCTCGGCCGCCGTCGGCCAGATGACCTACACCTACCGCTTCGCCCTGTCCGATGGGGTATCCGGCGAGGTGCTTGGCGACATCCATCCCGTTCGCACCGGCACGCTGACCCACGACACCAGCCGCACCACGAAGCGCTCCCTCAATCTGAAGCTCGGGAAGGCCGACACCGCCGCGGTCAACACCGCCACCGACCGCATCGACGTCTTCATGACCATCCCCGGCGCGCACAACCCGGACCGGACCGACGGGGACTGGCCGCTCGGGCGCTATCAGTTCGTGGACGACTCGCTGCGTCAGTTCTCCTCCGGCGTGCTGAGCGACCCGCAGCTCACCGACGAGATGTTCCTGGTCGACCAGGCCATCCTGCGGGGCATCTCCGGGACGGGCCGCGGCGTGGTCGCCGTGCTGGTCGACCTGCTCGGCAAGCTGCCCATCACGTTCGACGTCGAGCCGTGCCCCTTCATCTCGGCCGACTCGTGGGGTATCGGCACCTCGCGCGGCCAGATCCTCGACGCGCTCAGCGTGGCCGGCGACTACTGGGCGCCCTGGTTCGACAATCTTGGCGTGCTGCGCTTCCGACGCACCTTCGACCCGGCCGCCGCGGTCGCCGACATCGACATGGACGCCGGGTACCGGGTCATCCGCGACGACATCGTGCGCACCAACGACCTGCTCTCCTCGCCCAACACGATCATCGTCACCTCCAACAACGCGGCCTCGGCCGACCCGGTGGTGGGGGTGGCCACGGTCCCCGTGAACGCGCCCAACTCGGTGGCCAACCGCGGCTTCGCCATCTCCCGGGTGCTCGATCTGCAGCTCTCTGACGCCACCCAGGCCCAGGCGGTCGCCAACGGGCTGGTCCAGCGTCAGGCCATCTTCGAGCAGGTCGCGCTGTCCACGCCGGCCGACCCGCGCCACGACGGGTACAACGTGATCCGCTGGCAGGGCGAGAACTGGCTGGAGCTCGCCTGGTCCATGCCGCTGCAACCGGGAGAGCCCATGACGCACCAGATGCGCCGGTCCTACCTGCGGGCCGGGTCATGACCGGGCCCGCAGCCGACGCCCAGGCCACCGTCCAGGCGGTCCAGGAGAACGCCCAGCGTCTCGGCCTGGTCTGGACTCGCAAGCGGGCCACCGTGGCGGCCGAGGAACCACCCATGGTGGTCCTGGACGGCGACACCGAACCCATCGCGGCCACCTCCATGGTGGGCCCGCTGGGGGTGGGTCAGCGTGTGTATGTGGATGTCGTGCCGCCCAGTGGGAACTTCGTGTCCGGCATCTACGAAGTCGAAATGGTGCGCGCCCGGGCCATCGGGTTCGCATTGGCCGGTGGTGGGTTCACCGTCATCAACTGGACCACGCTCGACGACAAAGTGGGCAGCTGGGGCACGGTCCCCACAAACACGTTCATCGTGCCCGTCTCCGGCGTCTACGCCATCACGGCCGCGATCGTCATGGCCGACGCGGGATCGGCGGGCTCCCTGCAGGGCATCGCGATCACCGTTGGTGCGGCCCGAGGCTGGCCCGCGGTGGCGTATACCAGCTACTGGGGCCCGACCGCTCTCGGCGAGAACAACAACGTCGCGTCAGCAACGGTGTGGTGTGACAAGGGGAGCACGATCATGGTGTTCGTGCGCCAGAACAGCGCGGTGAGCACTGTGTCCACGGCCTACCTCACCGCGGTGAGGGTCTGATGCGCCGGTTCGCCGTCATCCTCGCCCACAGCCGGCCCGAGCTGCTCTGTCAGACCTGGTGCGCGATCGGGCCGCAGGTCGACATGGTCATCGTCATCGACAACGCCAGCACGCCGCCGGTGGACGCCGACTCGCTGCATGCGGACGGCTGGGTCACCGTGGTGCTCCGTATCCCCGACCAGCCGCCGAACCTGTCCCGCATGTGGAATGTCGGCATCGCGCGCGTCATCGATGTGCACGAGGCGCAGGCCGGCCACGAGAAAGGTCGGCCGTTCGTCGCCGTGCTCTGCGATGACGCGCCACCCCCGCTGGGCTGGTTTGACGCGGTGACTCAGGCCATGATCGAGACCGGCGCGGTCGTGGGGGCGTCGGCGCCGGCCATGTTCAGCTTCGCCGGAGCGCCGCGGGTGAAGCGGGAGCGCGACAGCGACCTGGCCGGGCGCATGCCCGGGTGGGCCTGGATCCTCGACCCGATCTCCTCCGTGCGTCCGGACGAGCGGTTCGAGTACTGGTGGGGGGACACAGATCTTGACGTCCAGGCGCGGGGGGCCGGCGGGATGGTGTTGATTGGCAGCCATCCCGTGCCCAACCTCGTACCGGACGGCTGGACCGGGCACATGGCCGCGCAGGTCGCCGTCGACTCGCAGCGCTTCGTCGACAAGTACGACGGCTGGCGGCCCTGGTAGCGGCGGACGAGAGAGGGAGGGCGCCGCGCCCACCCCTGGGAACACGACGCCCTCAGGTCGCCTCGACCCGGGTGTCCAAGCCGTCCGCTTCCGGGGGAGGTGCGGCGGTCGAGGCGACGATCTTGGTACGCCCCGACCGTAGCTGAAACAGCACGGCCGGGGCTGGTCAGAGCTTCTACATCCCTGATTGCCGCTGAGCTTAGGGCGGACCTGGTGACACGTCAAGCGCTCTGATACCGTCACGACCATGAAGCTGCCGCCCCCGCCGACCATGACCCGACACCAGTTCCTGGCCCGCCTGCACGAAGCCCTGGCCCCCGTCGAGGTCTACCTCGAGGTCGGCGTCCAGACCGGCGGGTCACTGCATCTGGCCCACGCCGCCGGGGTGGCCTACGGGGTAGACCCGAACCCGATGCTCGCGCCGGAGTTCCACCGCGGCAACCAGAGGGTCATCGCCGAGACCTCGGACGCGTGGCTCGGCTGCACGTCCTGCGAGCGGCCGACCATCGACTTCGGCTTCATCGACGGCTCGCACCTGATGGAGGACGCCCTGCGCGACTTCATCTACATGGAGCGGCACTCCCGGCCGTCCACGGTGGTCGTGTTCGACGATGTGCTGCCCTACAGCCAGGACATCGCGTGGCGCACGCAGCCCCCTGGCGACTGGACCGGCGACGTGTTCAAGATCATGGCCGTGCTGGCCGAGTACCGCCCCGACCTGACCCTGCGCCTGGTCGACGTCGCGCCGACCGGCGCGCTGGTCGTCACCGGCCTGGACCGCCGCAACGTGACGCTGGAGAAGCAGTACGACCGCATCGCGGCGGAGTGGCTGCCGCGCCACCACGTCCCCGACGCCATCCTGAACCGCGACGGCGCCGGCGGGCCCGAGGACGTCATCGCGGCCGTGGTGGCCGACCTGGACCGCATCAAGAAAGGCGTACGCGCGTGAAGATCATGGTGACCGGCGGGGCGGGGTTCATCGGATCCCACGTGCGTGACTGGGCGGAGCGGGCCGGCCACGAGGTCGCCTTCTTCGACAAGCGCGACCACCATGACATCCTGGGCTCGCTGCGGGCCATGGACGACTTCGCACCCGACGCCGTCATTCACCTGGCCGGCGTGCTCGGCACGATGGAGCTGTTCGAGACCGTCGAGGACGCCATCGAGAAGAACGTCCTGGGCTCCTACCGCGTCGCCTCGTGGTGCTCGGCCCACGAGGCCCAGTACGTCGGCATCCTCGTCCCCGATGTCTTCCCGTCGATCTACTGCGCAACCAAGGTCGCCGCGCACCGCATCACCTCGGCCATGACCGCGGCCGGCCGCCTGCGCTCGTCGCACGTCATCGCCTACAACGCGCACGGGCCCGGCCAGGCGTACGGCCCGGGCCACCCCCGCAAGTTCGGCCCGACCTTCTCCATCGCGGCCTGGAACAACCAGCCCATCCCGATCTGGGGGGACGGCTCCGCGCTCGTCGACCCGGTGCCGGTGTCCGTCGTGGCCCGCACGCTGGTCGACGCCTGCGGCTTCGGCAACGACGAGGTGTTCGACGGCGGGCTGGGCATCGAGGTCACCGTCCAGGAGATCGCCGAGGAGGTCCTGAAGATCACCGGGTCGACCGCCGGCATCGCCTACGAGCCGATGCGCATCGGCGAGACCCCGACCAACGTGGCGGCCACGGGGCGCGGCTGGGACCTGCTCGACTGGAATCCGCGGTCCATGCTCGGCGAGGGCTGGGACTGGCGGGAAGCGCTGCGCGAGACCGTCGAGTCGTACCGTGGCGTGCCGTTCGTCGGCGAGTACGCGTCCGGGCTCCCACGGCGATGAGGCTCGCCCTCTATTCTGCGGTGTACGGATCGTACGAGGTCACCGCGAAGCCGCTGCCCGCCGACCTCGGCATCCCAGCCGTCATGTTCACTGACAACCCGGCCATCGCCGAGCAGGCGCCGGCCGCCGGGTGGCAGGTCGTTTTCGACAACGCGGCCTACCTGCAGTTCACCGCCGACCCCGCCAACGGGGACCCGGCCGTGGTCACGCCGATGCTCGCTCACAAGTACTGGAAGACGCACCCGGCCGAGGCGATGAAGGCGGCCGGGCTGGACGTGGACGCCTCGATCTGGGTCGACGGGAACATGCGCATCACGATGCCCGGGCCGGCCTGGGTGGCCGCCAACGTGGCCGCGCTGGGCGATGACGAGTGGTCGCTCATGAAGCACCCGTGGCGCGACACCGTGGCCGCTGAGCACACCTACACGGCGGCGGTGTGCTCGGGTCGGTACTCCGTCGAGGCCATGGCGCGGCTCATGGACCACCTGGGGCGGATCGGGTTCCCCGACAACCTCGGACTGCTCGCCAGCGGACACATGGTGCGTCGACACACGGCCGGCGTGATCGACGCGTGCGAGGACTGGTGGCGGCACAACGTCACGTACACGCACCAGGACCAGCTGAGCCTGCCCTGCGTGCTCTGGCCGTGGCTGGAGACCGAGATGCGCTGGAACGCCAACCTGCCCTGGGGGCTCTGGGAACTGATGGGTCACGGAGCATGAGCCGCCGCGAGACGATCAGCGTCGTCACCCCGGTCCACCCTGGCCGGATCCGCAACGGGCTGTTCGCCGAGTGCTTGCAGTCCATCCATGCCCAGACCCTGCTGCCGGACGCACACTGCGTCGCCATCGACCTGGACGGCGAGGGGGCGGCGCCGACGCGGCAGAAGGCGCTGATGCAGGCCCGGACGGACTGGGTGGCCTTCCTCGACTCGGACGACCTCTTCCTGCCCAGGCACCTGGCCCGGATGCTGCACCACGCGCAGGAGCACGAATTGGACTTCGTCTACTCCTGGTTCAAGGTGCTACAGGACTTCGGCGGCGGGAACCGGTGCGTCCTCGAAGACGACCCGATCTTTCCGATGACCCACTACCTCAACCCGTGGGACCCCGACGACCCGATCGAAACCACGATCACGGTGTTCGTGCGCACCGAGCTGGCCCAGTCGGTCGGGTTCCAGGCGCTCGACCGGGGGGAGGCCAACTCCGGCGAAGACCGGTTCTTCACCCTCGGCTGCATGGCGGCTGGCGCGAAGATCGGCCACCTTGTCCGGAAAACGTGGTTATGGCGACATTCTAACGTTAACGGCGTTGTGCTAAATACGTCCGGTTTGCCAACTAAGGGGGATGCGGTATGAGCGGCGGCGTCAGCGAGTGGGACATTCACGGGCCCAGCGAGTACGCGTGGACGCCGGACGAGGTCGCCCAGGTCGTACGCGCGGCGCAGGCGTTCCACGCCGCGTTGCCCAACGCGACGGGCAAGCTTCGCCACACGGTCACGCTTCACGGGGTCGGCGTGCTCCCCGCCTCGGTGCCGGTGGACTGGCCACAGCCCGGCGACCCTGTCATCCAGCTGGCTCCATGCCCGATATGCGGCCGCAAGGACTGGCCGGAGGGCGGCCAGCACGCCGCCAGAAACATCCACATGCGCACTCACGAGAACACTGCGGATCGCCGGGCTGCGGGCCGGGGCGAGCAGCCGCAGCCCGGCGACACGACCACGCATGCATACATCCCCGAGCACCTAGAGGGTGCCGAGGTCGCGCAGTGGCTGGTCGATCATCCTGACGCGAGGCTTATCAAACCGTGACCGTCGACCCGTACGCCGGTCGCGACCCGACGAACCCGTGGGGCTACTGCGCCTGCGGGCATCCGTGGATGCGCCACGACGTCGAGGAGTATACCGGCGACGAATCGGAGATGTGCTGCGTCGAGGGCTGCGACCAGGCCCAGTGCCCCGGGAAGGTGTCGCGCGCCACAGCGGGTGAGCCGCAGTGATCGTCTACGTCTACCCCGCCGACCCCTATGGCTGCGGGTTTCTACCGTCTCGCCTTCCCCGCGGCGGCGGCCGCGGCGCTCGGCGCTGACGTCCGGCTCGTCATGCCCTCGGACCGGGTCGGGATCGGCGGCGAGGTGGACACCCGCACCGGCCGGCTGGTCAACCTGAAGTACCCGCCCGACGCCGACGTGGTGGTCTTTCAGCGCGTCGCCATGACCACTCTGGCCCAGGCCATCCCCCAGTTGCGCGCGGCGGGGGTGGCCGTCGTGGTCGACATGGACGACGACCTGACGAAGATCGACCCCAACAACCCGGCGTTCCACGGGTTCCAGGTCAAGACCGGCAGCCCCCTGCACAACTGGCGTAACGCCCATCAGGCCTGCCTGGACGCCACCCTCGTCACCGTGTCCGCGCCGGCACTGCTGCGGGTCTACGCGCCGCACGGGCGGGGCGTGGTGCTGGAGAACCGGGTGCCAGCGGCCTACCTGGACGTGCCGCACGTCGACTCCGCGACGATCGGGTGGGCCGGGTCCATCCACTCTCACCCGGTCGACCTGCTGCCGCTCGGCCCGGCCGTCCAGCGGCTCGTGCGCGAGGGCATCGAGTACTGGGGCGTCGGCCCCGACTACCACCTGCAGCGCGGCGACGGCGGCCTGGCGCGGGCGCTCAGGGTGGACGAGGCGGAGACCGTCGGCGACGTGGGCTTCGCGGACTGGCCGCGGGCGGTGGCCACCATGGGGATCGGCCTCGCCCCGCTGGCCGACACCGACTTCAACGCCGCGAAGTCTTGGCTGAAACCGCTCGAGTACATGGCCTGCGGGGTGCCGTGGATCGGCTCGCCGCGCGCCGAGTACCAGCGACTCAAGGTGCTCACGAAGATCGGCACGCTGGCGAGGACGCCGAAAGACTGGTTCCGCTGCGCGAAGGAGCTCGTGACCAACCCGGCGCTTCGGCACGAGGAGTCGGCCGGCGGCCGTGCCGCGGTTCTCGAACACGACCTGACCTACGAGGCGTCGGCGTGGCGGTGGCTCGAGGCCTGGGAGCATGCGCTGAAGCTGCAACGGGGATAGTGACTTCTCACGCACCGGGTGTAGCCTGCGATCATGGTGCTAGCCGTTGCCGTGAGTGCTGCGAGGGTCGGGCTCTGGCCGCTCGGCTCGGTGCCCTACAGCCAAATCCGGACCACCTCGCCGACCCGACACCGTGACGACTGCTCCGGCTACGTCTCGATGATCCTGGGGCTGGCCACACCCGGACTGTCCACGGTCGGACTGCGGAACCTCGTCGATCCCATCCCGGTCGGTCAGCTGCGCCGCGGCGACCTGCTCGGTAACCTCGGGCCCGGCACCGAGGGCGACGCCGGTCACGTGCAGTGGGTCGACAGCGTCTCGGCTACCGGCACGGTCACCGTGTTCGAGCAGACCGGCGGGTCGGCCGGCCCGCACCGCAACACCTACAAACGGCCGGGCTTCCCCGCCTGGCGCGTGCGCGGTGTCGACCCGACCCCAGCCCCTCCCGTGTCAGGAGATGACGACATGCCCATGTACCTACTGAAGACCCCATCCGATCACCACTACCGCGGGGACGGACTCTGGTACGCCCCGATCATGACCGGCGCCGAGCTGGAAGGCTGGCAGAACCTCGTTCCACCGGAGCGCCGGTTCGAGGGTGTCAACCTGGCCTGGTGGGGACGTGATGTCACCACCGTGGCGCTGGCCGGTTCGGGGCCGGGCGGCGGCGGGCTGACCGAGAAGCAGGTCGAGGACGCGGCGTTCCGTGGCGCACAGCGCGCCGAGAAGGAGTGAGCACGGCCGCCATCCTCACGGCCAGCGCGGCTCTGTTCACGGCGCTCGTGGCCGGCGTGCTGGCCATCATTCGCGAGATCCGCAGCGTGCACGCCATCGTCAACCAGCAGCGCACCGACATGCTCGCCGAGATCCGCGACCTGAAGCGGTCGCTGCGGGCACATGGTGGAGATCCAGAGGACTAGCTAGCATCACGTTCAGCAAGATCTTGCCGGTGACCTGGACCCAGTCGCCGGCCAGCACTGTATCCGAGATGGCGGCATGATGACCTGGTGGCAGCAGCTCGTCGCGTTCTGCCTCAGCCTGACCGCCGTGTTCATCGCGGCGGGCCTGGTCGGAAGGTGGGGTCGCCGGATGTTCAACACCAACCGGAAGTTCAACCGGTTGCTCGACCAGCTGCTCGGGGACCAGACCGCCGTTCCGCCCATACCCAGCCTCATGGACCAGCTCGGCGAGATCCGCGACGAGCAGGACCGACAGGCGGCCTGGCAGGCCGAACACTCCCTACTACACGGCATCCCCGTACCCGCCCCTCGCAACGGCAACGGGGCGGGCACGGGGATCACAGCGAGACACCGGAGGGCATCATGATCCAGAGTCGCTACGCCAAGGCCATCGTCGCCGTGCTCGGCGCGGTCGTCACCTCGGCCCTGACCATCTGGGGACCGGACACCAACGTCGGGCGTTTCCTGGTCATCGCCTCGGCCGGCCTGACCGCGGCCAGCGTGTACGCGGTGCGCAACGCACCAGAAGGCTCCGGCGGCTCGGACCGCTACCGCTGATGGACTGGATCAAGTCCAGTCACTCCAGCGAGTCGGCCAACTGCGTCGAGGTCGCGGTGGCACCCGACGGGTCGGTCCTGGTCCGCAACAGCCGCCGGCCGTCGAGCGGGTGGATGAGGTACACGCCGCAGGAGTGGGACGCATTCCTGGCTGGCGCCGCGGCCGGTGAGTTCGCTCGCGAGCGCTTGACGCCTCACTAGGTTCCGGTACGGTCGGATGCATGACATCTGACAGAAAGCGCGCTCTGGTCGCGACGGCCGCCGGCCTGCTGGTCGGCGCGGTGATAGGCCTACCCGTCGGCGGAGCGCTCGCCGCGGCCCAGGCCGACCCGCAGCAGGTCGTATGCCCGGCTGGAGCATCGCTCATCGTCTCGCCCGGAGGTTCTTGGTCATGCGCCACCGCACCCTCCGCATCATCCAGCTCGACGCCAAGCGCAAGCCCGTCGGTGAGCCCATCGTCATCGCCATCGACGCCGCCACCGAGTACTTCGACTGGACCCTCGACGACCCCATCGTCGAGCCCGACCGGGCCGACGACCTTCCCGCTCGGCTGCCGCAACCGCCTGGCTGAGTGCGGGTATCCGAACGAGGGCAACACGGGCGTGCCGGCCGGCACGGTGCTGACGCCGATCAACGGCAATCTGACTATCCGGGCCGGTGGCACGTGGCAGGACCTGGAGGTGATCGGCTGCGTCGAGATCGCCACCTCGGCGCCGGTCGTGATCCGCCGACTGAAGGTGCATCCGCCGGCCGGAGGGACCTGCGCGACCGGAAACATCCACCACGAGGGCGCGGGCTCCATCCTCATCGAGGACACTACGTCCTTCTGTGCGGTGGCCCGCGGGCACGGTTTCTGGATCTCCAACGCGGTCATGAACCGCGTGCGGACGTACGGCTGCGAGAACGGCTTCGAGCTCAACGGGAACACCACCGTCCGGCGGTCGCTGGTGAGCGGCAGTGAGAGCGGCGGAAGCGACCCGCACGGGGATGGCATCCAGTCGCAGGGTGGCGACAACGTGGTCATTGAGGGCAACACCCTGCTGCAGGGCGCGATCACCTCGGCGATCATCACCAACCCGTTCAGCAACCGGAACTGGAAGGTCCGTGGCAACTTCCTCGGCGGTGGGGCGTATACCCTATATTGTCCCGAGAACGGGAAGGCCGGCTGGGAGGTCACCGGCAACCGGTTCATCGCCAAGGGCCAGCCAGGCGGGGCGGCCTACGGTATGACCGACGCGTGCGGCGGCCTGCCCGTCTGGGGCGACAACAACCCCGACGTGACGACATCCGCCGACAACCGCTACGACCACAACGGGGCGCAGGTCCAGCCGTAGGAATCGGGCACAAAAAAAGAGGCCCAGGTCATTGACCTGGGCCTCTTGGGAGTGGGGGACCGAACTACGCGGCGTCCGCCACCGGTGTCAGTTCGAACGGCTTCCGGATCAGCGTGCCCGCGGCGGCGTCACTGCGCGCCCGAGCGAGGCTCTCCCGGTACTCACGTCCCGCCTGCTCGGCCGCTGTCTCGGCCGGCGTCACCGGCCGCACCACGACGGCTGACACGTCGGCCAGATCGGCCAGCCCGGCCCGCAGCCCCCGCACCTTGCGCGTCACCTCGACCAGCGACAGCGTGGCCACCAGCATGACTCCGTCGATCGCGACCGGGTAGGCGTAGACCACCCAGCCGGTGTAACCGACGCTGATCATGAAGTTGACCTGCTGTTGCCACGAGATGCCGAAGCAGATGCCGGCAACCAGGGCCGTGCCGGCGATCCGACCGGCGGCCAACCACCGCGAGGTGGCCGGGATCCGGGCGATCAGCTCGACACAGAGGAACATGAAGACCGGGGCGGAGCCACCGATCGAGTGCCCAACGACCCCGCCGGGGGCGTGCATCACGTTCAGGGTCACCGTCACTCCGACAAGGAGGACGGTGACGACCGTGACGAAGATCCACAGACGGCGGAACTCGCGAAGTTCGTTTTGGAGCTTGGTCATAGTGTCTCCCAACACTCGTGACCGACCTGCACCAGACGGTGCATTGTGACCGGAGGGTCTGCTCTGAGGTGCCCTCCGGTCTGACCTTCCCGATCAGCCGACCTGCGCGCGCCACTCCTGCAGCCACCGGACCTGCATGCGGGCCTCGCTCTGGTCGCGCCAGCGGTCAGCGGCCTCGACGGACGAGGCGCCGACCTGAACGGCCACAGCGCGGTAGGTGCGCAGCAGGTACAGGTAGTTGAGCAGGGCGGCCCGCAGGAGCTGGTGGGCCTGCGCCGGGGTCTCCGGCATGGGGAATGTGGTCATGATCGCTACCTCCCAGTAGCTACCCGCTTGAAGGCGCGGGGTGGGCCTCGTGGCCGGCGAGTCCTTCTCCGAGGTGCTCGCCGGCCTGAGCTCACTGGGCGTGGGCGACCTTGATCAAAGCCTCGATCGCGGCCCGAACTCCGCTCAGGGCTTCCGCGGCCTCAAGCGACTCTCGGTCGACGTTCAGTCCCGTCACGCCATCGACGTGACGGGCGTTCCCGTACTCCTCGATCTTGGCGGAGAGCATGTCGTACGCCTGGTTCAATGCGCTCATCGCTACCTCCCAGTAGCTAGCCCGCTTGAAGGCGCGGGGTGGGCCTCGTGGAGGAATGCGGATTCGAACCGCCCACCAGGCCCGGTGCCTGGCCCACTCCTTGTTGGGATCCCCCTCGTGGAGCGCCAGGGCTTGAACCTGGGTGC